ATTCATGCAAGGTTGCCGATTTCGGTGATTATGAGGACTTTGGGGTTTGGTACAATACGGTTAGCGCTAACGGCGCTGTAACCGGAAGTATTGCGTTCGACGCCGCTGGCGTTAACTCTACATACCGCCCTATGACCAACATTTTTGTTCTTTTTGACAATTACTCCGGAACGGCTACGTATCCAGCAAACACCTACGACATCCGTGTCCAACAGCAGCTTTACCTTCGTTTTGATCCTTCTCATGTCGCTTATACCATGCAGCGCCAGATTCCTCTGGCAAGTGCTAAACGAATTGCGAACATTTATCAAGGTAAGGATTTTCGATCAGCGTTGATAGCCGCTTAGGCGCTGTGTTTCTAGCGGCATTACGGCGTCGTCCACCTTTGGTTATGCATACGACAACTGGGTCTCAGATCCTTAAATCTGCGAAACTTGACCACTCTCTTGCTAATACACCTGAAACTCGAGATGTTGTTAAAATCGTGGAGGTTATCGTGCCTAAACCAACGAAGATGGAAACGTTTTATTTACGCCCACCCAAACAAGTCGCTCTTGCGGCGCCAAAACCAAAGCTCAGTGGACAGTCTCTTGACCAACCAGCGCGCTCCCCGGACGCGTCGCCGTCAGCAGAGGTGACCCAGCAGTTTTCACGATCAGCTAAGTTCGCCCTTGGCGGTGCTATTATAGGTACAGCGCTTGTGGCCCTGATTGTACCACCTGTTGGTGCCGCTTTAGCTTCCGAAGAGGCCGCCGCAGCAGGTGCTGTTGGCGGTGTTGCAGCCACAGAGGCTGCCATGTCAGAGACAGGCGCACAGTTCATGGCAGCCCTTACTCGCAGTTCTGAAGCGCTTATGGAAGTAATTCCTGAAGAAGTAACAGCCTCCAATTCGCATCTCAGAGCTATGGCCAATCTTCGTAACTTTTACAGCGTCGAACGAGTCGCCGCTTTACCAGAGAAGGCAATATCTTCCTGGAAGCAGGTTGGCTCAAGTATTTGGCGTAAGGTTGTTCAAGCACACACAATAGATCAAGAAGTAGCACGTGGTTTCGATTACGTGCCTCTTTAGGCGTAATTCGAGATGACAATCATAGGTCGTGGCCCTCAGTGCTTCGGCTTTCGCCAAACGTTCGAACAAAAGCATTTATGCCGGCAAAGGGACGTGAAAACAAACAAAACGGACCAAGGTCCGACAACAAAAAGTAAC